GCGTATTGACCTGCTTGCGCAAAAAATGCATCAGCCTGTGCCTGTAATCTTGCAGATGAGGCAGCCAAGCCTGCTGCTGCGCCTGCTTCAATTCCCATCGATTTAAATTGGCCAACTAAACTGGTAAAAATTTGATCGTATTTATTGGGCAAAGTATTAAGGGCGTTGGCGGCATTAGTAGCACTATCAGCTAAAGTCTTAGCCGCAGAACTAGCTGCTAATTCAGCATTATATTTTTTAGCCAAAGCCTCGTTATTGTCTAGTATCGCTATCTTTGCCTGGATACGTAACTTAGTCTCAGCATCGGTAGCCTCGCCTAGCGCCTTCATTAAGGCTATGCGCTCAACGTTAAACTTTTCTTCTAATTTATCTACTTCAGACTTAGCCTTCATTTTGTTAATTTCGTCTTGGCGTAGTTTGTTAGAGGTTTTTAGCCTAGTAATTTCTTTAACACGCTCTATATCTTTAGTGGCGCTAGCGCCTAGTGAATAAGTAAAATTAGATGTGGGTGCAGGTTGAGTCAATTTGTCCAATTTTTTTAACATATCAAATAAATTGCCAAATCTTAAAACATCTATTATTTGCTTAATGCCAGGTGCGTTTCGTAGATCGCTTAATACGCTGATTAAAGCGCCAACACCACTCACAACGCTTGCGATACTTGTGGCTAGCGCATCTATGTCATCGGTTAGGCTTTCTATGCTTGTATCTTTGCCTAACTTGCTTATTGCATCGAGTAAACTTTTTCCAATAGTTTCACTTGCATCTGCTGCTGCCACACGTAATAAATCCATTTTGCCAGCATAAGTATCTAATCGGGCTGAGGCTTGTCCTGCAAATTTTGCATTTAACTCAGCAAGGATGTCTTCCATCTTGCCAGCTTTTAAAGTTGTTTTACTAATGCCTGCGCCTAATCTACTTAAACCTGTGGTATTGCCTGAGAAGCCACGTGTTAAGGCAGCGCTAACTTCGGTCAAAGATTTACCTGTAGCGGCGCTAATGTTAAGAGCTGTATTTAATGCTTCTTGGCTTTTAGTTATTGAACCAGTGACTGTCAATAATTGCTGGAATGCTGGGCGTAGTTGGTCATCTAGTACGCCTGTGGTGCGCTGTAAATTGCCTATGTAATCTTCTACGGCAGGTGCTGCAAATGCAAACCCTGTATTACGTAATTGTATTTCTAAAGCCTTGGCAGCCTTCTCATCTTCTGCAAACGCTTGCACAGCCTTCTTGCTGTAGTTAAGTAATGCGGTGGCGCTAAATACGCCAACGAATACTTTTCCAAAATTCTTAACCTGTTTTTCAAATGCTGATACTTCTTTTTGGCCTTTTTTTAATCCCTTATTATCAAAGGTGCTGACTGCGCTGACAATTAAATTAGCCACTATGCTGCCTTATTTAATTGTGTTTTTTTATTAAAGTCTGTTGCGACTGTATTTATAGCAGAGACCACGGCAGGGATAACCTTGTTAGATTTTTCAAACCACGCTTTGTAAATTAACCGACCTCGCTGTTTGCCTTCGCCTTTCATCTGGCTAATTGATTCAGCAGATTCTATAAACTGGATGCCAGCATTAGGGTTAAGACTTTTAGAGTCAGATGAGCCTCTGCGGTTTTTACGGCCAGCGGTTTCAAAGATTGCCCCAGGTGCAGATATATTGGCTACATAAAATGCAGCAGCAAAGCCACTGCGATTGCGCCTATTTGTGCCAGCATTGTATTTAATTAAAGATCTTGCTAAAGAATAATCGTATGCTGGGAATGCTCTAAATTTAATTGTTTCAGCTGAGGCAGTGCCCTTACCCCAGCCGCTTAATACTTCATTTTGGCGTGGTAAATAACCACGTGCTGTATCTCGGACAGTAAGCATCGCTGTTTTAATATCTTTAGCCATTTGCTTATTCAGCTCTGGCTCTACTTCTCTCATAGCCTTCTGGAGTTGCTTAACGCCGTTTACTACGACTGGCATTTCGGATCTCCTTAGCTCTGTCGGTTAGCACCTGTATAATTGCTGCATACATTTCGCTATCCATATCAATAAACTCTCTAGGCGGTATCCCAGTCTCTACGCTCAGCTGTGCGATGCTGTAAAGGACTGAAGACCGCTCAGTTATTTTTTTTCTTCGTCTAATACCTCGACAGTGTCCAGAGTGTCAATAAACTCTGCTGACCATAAAGGTATCTGTGCGCCAGCCCTGCGTAAGCATTCATAAGCAAGCCAGAAAATCTCTGTTTGCCTTTCGTGCTCACGCAAGACCTTGCTAATACCTGAGCCATATTTTAACTCGAAAGCGTACTCGACACCTGGTGTTATCTTGTGCTCTGATACTTCACCATTAGCCCTTGTTATCTTTAGCTTTGCCATTACTACTCCTTAGTTAGAATGCCACCGATGGGGACACTGTTATTGCGGAGTTTACTGTAAATGTGATAGATGAGGTAGCAACCTCGGCTACGCCACCTTGACCGATTGGGGTTAAGTTATTTACAAGTATTGAGAATTGATAAGTAGGGTTTGTAGCTCCTACGGCAGTGCCTTTAACAGTAATAACTGATACTGCTAAGGTCTTGCCAAAGGCTGCGCTTAATGTGTCGTTTACCTGCGCTGCTGCCCAGTCATTGATAAAGTCGATAGTGAATGTGCCTGATTGCAGACCAGCCACAAATTTATGTGCGGAGTCACCCATCGCTGTTACTTCGAGTTCATCGACGATTTGATTAATTACAGCGTTAGTTACGTAAGCGCTGATATCGATTGATGGTGTAGTAGGCGCAGCATTGGTAGCCAACTTAACACCTACGTTATTATTCAGATAAATTGCCATACTTTATTCCTCGTCTTTCTTAGTTTGTGCAGTTGGTTTTGGTGCGTCTTTAATTTGGCCTGTCTTTTTTAAGAAGGCTAAGTCTTCTTCGTGTGTGCTCATTTTAACTCCAGCTCGTTAGGATTGATACAGTGATTTCTGACGTTAATAAATCTCCACTAGCTGCGTTAGTTATAGCTGGAGCGGAGACACTTGATATGTTGTAAACCAGGGTCGATGCCGCTAGTTTGGTTACTACTGCCACAATAAAATTCTCTATACCTAATAGGTTGCCTTGATTGTCAAATGCAGGTGTGGTTACTAAAATCTTAAAATTAGCCAGGGGTGCGATGCTTGTCTGGCTGTTATTGCTTGGCTCGATATAAGGATCGCTAGGTGTTACCACTACGCTGTTAGCAAGCAGGGTTGCAGGTGGGAATGCAAAGGTTGACCATACGCCATTATTTGTTAAGGCTGTTGCTAATGTGCCACGTAGGGTAGAGATCGCTGCCATCAGCCCACCAGTGATGCTGGACTTGAATACGGCTGGATGAGACCACGCACTCGGTTAATCAGCTGATAACCCATCCGATAGGGGCTGGCACTGATCCCATCCATACCGACCCCGCCTGTCTGGCTAACTTGTCTTGCTTGCCAGATGTCCACTGCAATTATCATCGCAGCTTCTCGTATTGCAGGGGTGCTCGCATAAGATTGGGTCTTGTGTTCTGGGCCTCTTGCGTTGCCATAAGGTACTACTTTATGAAAATTTTGATTAGCTGCTGTTTTTGCATATTGCACAAATGAATATCCATTAGGGTAATTAATTTGACCAAATTGATACATAAATACTGGGATAAGGCTAGTTGTGCCTGTGCTTGGCGGTATTGTGCCAGTGATTGTGTAAGTGCCATTAAATGTTGAACCACAAGCGCTTACTACTATTTGTTGACCTGTTACAAATGCGTTTGGATTAGAAAGCATAAGCGTTGCCACGTTATCTTGTAATGCTGTGGCTACTACTGGGGCATCATTGTGCCATAAGTATTGTTGCAGGAGGTCTTCACTACTTTGACAGCATTCTTCCACTGTCGCATCAGAGTAGAGTGAACCAATACCAAGATTAGCCCGTAACTCGGCTGTTGTAACAAACGTTGCTGGCATCTCTACTCCTTTGCTAATAGCTCTCTGGGGCTAGGGCTACTAAACCCCAGAGATTACTGATTTTTGTTTGATTAAGGTGTTGCTGCAAACTTGATGATTCCGTAAGGCATTTTGGCGATTGTTGCCATAAAGCCGTAGATCGCAACCTGTACCTGCAAGTTAGATACCACGTTAACAGACATATAAGCCTGAGGTGAGCGGTATACAGTAAATGCTTCTGGTGCAATAATTACAGCTGAGTTATCATCAAATGCAGTCTGTGAAAAGTTCTTGTCTACGTATAGATCAAGTCCCAATACATTTCCACGAATTGAGGATGGACGTACATCTCCGCCTGCATTCATTGGCTGAATTGCATTGTAAATTGGTCGACCTGTGTTATCAAGTGCGCCCATTAGTGCTTGCCATTGTGCTGGGTTGCCGATGTAGTTCTGAGCAAAGTAGCCAGTGTTTTTGTAAACAGCTGCTGCTGCTTGTGCTGTGTATGCAACGATTCCATCGCTATCAGCTGATACTGCTGATGCAGATGTGCCTGCTGCTAACAAAGCTGTTAATGCTGCAGTGTCAATAGTTGTCAAATACGCATTTTGTAGCTGTTGTGTTAACTCTGCATAGAAGTTAGGGTCTGAACGCTCTAACAACTCAACAGATAATGTATTCATACCTGAGTATTTAGACACTGTACCTGATAGGTAAGCAGTTTCCATACCTGTATTTTGTACTGCGCCAGCCTCTGCCTCAACAGTTACGACTGGTGCTACACCTGTGCCGCCACCTGCTGAAGTTACAAGTGATGGTACTTGAATTGTCATACCTGATGCTGGCAGTGTGCCTTGTGAGCAAGCATCGATTGTTGGTGTGCCAAAACGTGTGTTAGTTACAAACTCAGTTAAAAATTGAGTTGGATTGAATGCTGGGTTAGTTGAAAATGAGTCATCTGCCGCAGCAATATAAAGCTTAGATTCATCGCTACCTAGTGCAGCTTTGATCTTGTGCTCTGTGTACTTCGCCATTGAGTTAATTGGTGAACGTACAGAAGTTGTAATTAGTGGTGCTGTAATTGTTGGGCGTGCGGCTTCTACTGTAGGAGTAGCAGCCTCTGCCTTTGCTTCTTGTGGCGCTGTTGCTAAATCTTCCACAGGAGCCTCGCTTTCTTTAGTTTCGATTGGTGTCTCTGCTTCGCTTTCGCT